CCCGACCATGGAGTATCCGTTGTACCCGATGCAAGTCAAATAATAAATCAGGATGACTCTATTGCAAAATTAGAAGCATTATTAAAAAATAACATTCCAAATGGTTGCAAATTTGGCAATTTTCTACATACTTTGGATGACCCCGCAAAATCTAAATTGTTACAAATTGTTAAAAATCCAAATATTTCTGTATCTAAAATTTCAGAACTTTTAACCGAATTTGGTTTTAGTGTATGTTCTGATTCTGTCCGTAGGCACAGAAAAAGATTATTAGGTCAAAATGGATGCAGGTGTTCGGTTGGTACTTGAAGATGCAATAGATAATTTATTAAAAACTTCAGAAAAAAATACGGTTCAATCAGTTGAAACCAGAAAAAGAAATGCTGAATGGACTCCGGGTGTTTCGTGGGATGGGACAGAAGGTTTAATCACGACTGAAGCCATGGAAGGCGAAGTTCATCCAGATTGGTCAGGAATTTTGCGTATGTGGGGACTTGACCCCGCACATTTCGCAGTTGTCGAACCCGTTTTGTTTAACGTGTGGGGTGACCCTTTGGGCGTGTTGAATCGCCAATGGAAGGGTAAGGTCGTTAGAAAGGGCGCCAAAGAACGCGCCGATATAGATTATTTGATTGAAGATATAAGAAAACATAAGCCTCGCGTTAAAAAAGAAATTACAGGGAACGCTAGTTTAGTGGTATGTGTTGCGGATTGGCAGACTGGAAAACGTGACGGCGATGGATTAAAAGGATTAGTCGGGCGATGGTTACAAGCAATTGACGATGTTGAAGCAAGATATAAAGAATTAAAAAAAATGGGTAGACCTATAGACTCGATTACCGTTCTTTGTCTTGGTGATTTGGTTGAAGGTTGTGATGGGCATTATGATATTCAAACATTTACAGTTGAAGTTGATAGGCGAGATCAAGTAAAAATTGCAAGACGGTTATTGAGAGATGCACTTATCCGATGGTCAAAATTTGCACCTGAAATTACTGTTGCTGTAGTCGGTGGAAACCACGGCGAGAATAGAAAAAATGGAAAAGCCTTTACAACATTAAATGACAATGACGATGTTGCTTTAGTTGAATCTATTGCAGAAATTTTTTTGGCAAATCCTGAAGCCTATGGACATATTCGTTTTGCTATTCCTAAAGAAGAATTAAGTTTAACTCTTGAAGTATGTGGGAAAATTATTGGAATTACCCATGGTCATGTTGCTCGTTCTGGACAAGGGGTTGAAGCAAAATTGCGTAGATGGATAGCCGACCAAACTTTAGGAAGGCAAGCAATTGGGGATTGTGACATTTTAGTTTCAGGTCACTATCATTCACTTAAATTAGCGGACTGGGGTGGAGTCAAATGGCTTCAAGCGCCAGCACTTGACGGCGGGAGTATATGGTGGAGGCAGTCAACGGGGGAAATTGCGGATGTGGGAGTTCTGACGTTTATGGTATCAAAAGCGGGCGTGACAGACCTACAACTGCTTCGATGAATGACCCGAGAGATATTGCCTCATACGCCGCGGAATTGGTGTCTGGGGAGCGTCAGGAGGCTTATGGTCACCCTCTTGATAACTTTGGTAGGGCTTCGCAAATTTGGTCGGTCATATTAGGGGTAAATGTCACTCCCGAACAGGTGGCTTTGTGCATGGTGGGAATGAAAATTGCGCGAGAAGCGCACCAAACAAAACCTGATACGGTAGTTGATGGAATTGGATATTTTTTAACATTATCAATGATTCGTGAGGAACGTGCAAGAAGAGAAAATATTTGATATATTTTTCTTGAGAAAACCCCTTGGTGACGGGGAAGCACCTTGGGGTTTTTTCATGCCAAAAATTCGTACTGATACAATTTTCGTAGTGTGCGCTAGTCGCCCCATTTTACTGTTTGCCTTCGTGTCCCAAGTGACCTAAATAGTTGCTTGGGGTTGCCATGCGCCGTTACTAGGAGGCAAAATGGCGAACTACCGAGTGCTAAAAGGTATTGATTACCCACCAAATAAACGTGTTGAAGCGGGTCAAACTGTAAGTGATTTACCGCCAACCGCAATTTCATGGTTGCTTGAACATAATATTATTGAAGATGCCAGCAAACCTGCTAAAAAAATTGAAGAACCAAAAATTGAAATTGTTTTAGACGAAGAAACTGAAGAACCAACAATTGAAGAAATTGTAGATGTTGAAGAACCTACAACTGAAATTATTTCTAAGGAACCTGAAGTTTTAACAGTTGAAGAAACTAAAGAAACAGAAGAAATTTTAGATATTGAAGAACTTTTAGAAATTAAAAAAGATAAAAAAACTTTGATTGATGAGGACATTGAATAATGCCTACTTTTCGTCATGGTAAAAACATTTCGGTATTTATTGATAAATACGAATTTTCATCATATTTTTCTGATATTACAACTTCAGAAAAGGCTGATACAGCCGATGTAACTGGATTTGGTGCAACTGGAAAATCCTACATAATTGGAAATACTGATGGAACAGCAAATATCTCTGGTTTCTTTGAATCAAGCGCAACGGGTGACGATCAATATTTTGCCTCAGTTAAAGGTTCGGCAACAAAACAACTTGTTATTGCTTCTTTAGAAGGAAACACAATTGGAACTCGCGCTATTTGTTTGCAAGCAGATACAAGTGATTATTCTGTTACTGCATCAGTTGGAAGTGCAATTAAAGTTACCGCTAACTTCCAAGCCTCAGATGGAATTGACCATGGTGTAATTCTTTCTTCAGGTTCGGCAATTTCATCAACAAGCAATGGAACTGGTGTTGATAACGCAGTATCAACCACCAATGGTGGAGTGGCTTACATTTCGGTTCCAGTAAATACACGAAACGGAACAATAGTTGTCAAAGTTCAATCTTCGGCAGATAACTCGACATTTGCTGATTTAGTTACTTTCACAACCGTTTCAACATCAACAACTACATCAGAAAGAATTCTTGTTGCCGCGGGTACCGCGGTTCCAAGATACCTACGAGTGTCCTACACAGTCGCAGGTTCAACTGGTTCTGCCACACCAACCGTGGCTTTTTCAAGGAGGTAAAAATGCCAACTTTCCGTCATGGTAAAGCATCGGTATTCAAGATAGATAATGCTTCGGCAACATTGACAGATATTTCAAACACACTTACAGATGTTGGTTTTCCAGCAAAAGTAGACACGGCTGAAGTGACCGCTTTCGGAGCATCCGCAAAAGCGTACATTGTCGGTTTGACTGATGGAACAATTTCGCTATCAGGTTCATTTGACGCAACTGTGGACAGTTTGTTGTCGGGTGTTCTTGGTTATGCTACCGCGCTTAACTGGAACTACGGTCCAGAAGGTTCAACTGCTGGTTATGTAAAATACACAGGTCTTGGCTATGTGACCGATTATTCAAAAACTGGTAGCGTTGGTGCTGTGGTTAAATATACCGCAACCGTTCAAATTACTGGTGCCGTCACACGCACTACTTGGTAGTAAAACGTGAACGTGACCAATCTAGTGTCCAAGGAGAATAAAATGAATTTACGCGATCAAATTTTTGGTGTTGACGATATTACGAAAGAAATAGTTGAAGTTCCCGAATGGGAAGTTACTGTTGAAATTCGTTCGATGACAGCCGCGGAAAGAGCGGGTCTTACTGAATCTGCATCATCTGGAAACGGTACAAAAGTTAACATTGCTTTGATGTACGCGCTTTGCGTAATTGCAACTGTTTATGACCCTGAAACTGGGTTGCCAGTATTCAAGGATTCAGACAAAGAAGCGATTCTTTCTAAAAATGGAGCAGTAATTGAACGTCTGGCAACAAAAGCCATGGGTCAATCTGGTATGACCGAAAAAGCAATTGACGAGGCGGCTAACCGATTTCCACAAGAATCCTGAGCGTAGGTTTCTTTTTGAGTTAGCAGAAAAATTAGGGCGAACGGTGGGCGAACTTCTTTACGGAAGTCCCGCTCACCGTCCCCTTTCTAGCAAAGAATTAACTGAATGGTCGGCGGTGTGGGCAATCCGCGCTGAAGAACAGGAAGAAGCGAATAGGAAGGCGAGATAATGGCTGAAACTCCTACCATGGAAGTACGCGCTCGCCTTACTGCTGATTCTGGTCAATTTATTCAAGGCATGGAGAACGCTGTAAAAGCAACCGAAAGTTTGCAAAAAAGTGCTTCAATGGCTCAAAAAGCAATTTCGGCATTTTCTGTGGCTTCTGCTATTGGCGCTGGTGGATTAATTAAATTAGGCGTTGACTCATTCATGGCGGCCGCCAGAGTTCAAGAATTAGATATTGCTATGAACGCGGTTGGAAAATCAACTGGTTTGGGTTATGAAGCAATTGCAAGCGCGGCAACTGGCATTAAACAAATGGGTATTGAAATGGCGGTTGCACAACGTTCCGCTTTAATGTTTGCTCAAAATAATTTGAAATTGGCTGATGCGTCAAAATTAGCGCGTGTAGCACAAGACCTTGCTGTTTTATCTGGTAAAAACTCAACTGAAGAATTTCAACTTTTAACTTATGCGGTGATGACGCAACGAACAGAACTATTCAAATCCGCTGGTATCAATGGTTCAGTTCAACAAGCCTATGAAAAAATGGCAAAAAGTCTTGGTGTTTCAACACAACAATTAACTGCACAACAAAAAGTGCAAGCGGCGATGAATTTGGCTCTTGAAGAGGGTTCAAGGGTGGCTGGAACTTATGAAGCGGCGATGACAAGTCCGGGTAAAGTTCTGCGTTCTTTTGCGAGATTAAACGATGATTTGAAAGTTGCTCTTGGTGATGCTTTATTAAAAGGTATCGGTCCCATGATTGTCGCGCTTTATCATTTAGAAAAAACTTTAGTCAATGCTGTAGAAGGAACTGGCGCTTTTCATAAAATTCTTGTTGCATTACAAGCCGTATTTGTTTATATCTTTACACCAATTACTAAATTTATTGAACACTTAAAAGATTATATTGAAAAGTTTGATAAAGTAAATATCAATACTGGAAAACTTGCAACAACGTTAAATCAATTTCTTCCAATTTTGTTGGCTGTTGGAGCGGGGTTTGCAACTTTAGGTGGGCAACATCTTCTTAGAATGATTCCGATATTAGGTGAATTTCTTGTGTTTTTGGACCCTATAGCGGTTGCTTTGGTAGTTTTAAGTTTTACTTCTGAAAAAGTTCGCACAGCGTTTGGAAATCTTTTAAGAGCAATGACTCCTCTTCTCGAAGTTGCTAAAAATGTGGGCATGGTTCTTCTTAATGTTTTAAGTTATGCAGTTGGAATTGTTGCTAAAATGATTAATGGTTTAGCAATGATTATTTCAGCAACTATTGGATTCATCGAACGTTATGCTTCTGTTTTCAAAACTTTAGCCGTAGCAGTAGGTATTCTTGCTTTGGCTTATGGCGCTTATAAATTAACTTTAGTTGCAGTTGACGCATGGCAAAAAATTACTGAATTTGGAACTCAAGCAATGAGTATTGCCATGGATATTTGGGCGGGAATTTGTCTTGTTGCCGAAGCGGCGACTGGCGGTGTAACCGCGGCTTTTGAAGCATTGGCTGTAGTTTTGGAAACAAATCCAATCGGGTTAGTTATTGGAGCCGTAGTTGCACTTATCGGCGGTTTGGTTGTTCTTTAC